AACAGATATTGCCCGAAATAATACCAAGCGCATTAATACCAAACCTTAATTTTTACGAAAATGACAAAGAAGATTTTGACCCCCCGTTCTGATACGCGATTTATGAAAGCCAATAACCCGAAAGCTATTGACGTGCTGAATGAAATTAAGGCCGAATTATTAGCGCAAACCGATAATGATAAAACAGTTGCATCAATAGCGGATATAATTATTGCATCGTTCAAATTAAGGACAACCAAACAATGAAGGCCGACCACCTTTGTAACCTAATTTCAGAAGCGTTCCAAACTAACGCGGTTACTGAATACCGATTTGCTGCCATGTTAAGCGGTGGAGTAGGTAAGGGGTCACGTGAGCGAATCAAAGCTATCGGGCTAAGTGATTGGCGGTTTGACGTGTTTATCCCTGAGTATGGTATTGCCATCGAATTTGAGGGCGGTTTATTTACCAACGGGGCGCATTCCAGAGGGTTAGGTGTATTGCGTGACATAGCGAAATACAACGCGGCTACTGTTAACGGTTACAAGGTACTTCGATACACACACACGCATCACAAATACAGCGATATACTTTCCGACCTTGCGCGAATAATTGAACCCATTGGCTAAGAAACAAATTACAATAATTAAGCAACCCGAATACACAAGAGCATTCCAACGCAACGGCAAAACGTATTGGGTGGATGGGATTGAGCAACGGGGCGAAGATTGGTATTGCAGCATTCGGGAAGAAAGCGGGTGCAAATGGTGGTGGATTGAGGAATCAAAGTGCAGATAAATTTATTTTAGCTTTTGTATGTTTAATGATAATTTAGTAGAAAAGAGTAAGTGTAGATTTGACGAATAAATAAAAACCACATGGTACGCACAACATCACTAAGCCACTACAAGAAGTTAAAAGCAATGGGAGTTAATGTTCAATTAGTATCTAAACAGGAATTGAACCCATGAACTACTTTGATTTTATAGAAAAGAAACGCCACACGATTGGTGACTTTGGATTTGAACCCAATTACATTCCTGAAATGGCTTTTGACTTTCAAAGGGCTATAATCGAACGGGCGGTAAAAAAAGGACGTATTGCAATCTTTGCCGATACTGGACTGGGTAAAACTTTGATTCAGCTATCAATAGCCCGAAACATCGTTCAGCACACTAACAAACGGGTTTTGATATTAACCCCGTTGGCCGTTGCATTTCAGTTTATTTTGGAAGCTGAAAAGTTAGGAATAGATGATATTGAGTATTCCAAAGATGGCAAGCACACAAAGAAGATAGTAATATGCAATTACGAAAGGCTGCACTACTTCGATTCAAAGGACTTTGAAGGGGTTATTTTAGATGAAAGTTCGATTCTCAAAAACTTTGATGGCAAGATTAAAGAGCAAGTAACCGCGTTTGTTAAGAAGATACCGTTTCGCTATTTAAGCACGGCAACCCCATCACCTAACGACTTTATAGAATTGGGTACAAGTAGCGAAGCATTGGGCTACATGGGCTACATGGATATGTTAGGCAAGTTCTTCAAGAACAACCAAAATAGCGTGGACTCTACAAACAGAAACATAGGCGAAAAGTTCTACTTGAAGCCACACGCGGAGAAAGACTTTTTTGCATGGGTTAACCAATGGGCTATTATGGTGAAGATGCCAAGCGATTTAGGATTCTCAAACGAAAGGTATGTTTTGCCGCAATTGATAGTAAATAAAAACGTAGTTCAAAACAAATCTACAATATCGGTAAACGGTCAAATTCAGTTGTTCAATATCATTGCAAAGGACTTTAACGAAATACGTCACGAGCAAAAGCAAACCGAAACGGAACGCTGCGAAAAGGCTATTGAGTTGGCAAGCGGTAAAACTTCCGTGTACTGGTGCAATACCAACAACGAAAGCGCACTACTAAAACACGCAGACAAAGAAGCTGTTGAGATTATAGGCAGCCAATCCATCGAACGCAAAGAAGAAATACTATTAGCCTTTGCCAACGGTGAAATAAAACGAATAATCACTAAGGCAAAAATGACAAGCATGGGGCTAAATTGGCAGCATTGCAATCACTCCGTGTTTTTCCCTACATGGTCTTATGAGCAGTATTACCAAGCTATTAGAAGGTTTTGGAGGTTTGGGCAAAAGCGAGATGTAACTATTGACATGATTATATCGGACGGTCAAACAAGAGTTATTGAAGCATTGGAGCAAAAGACCAAAAAGGCAATCGAATTACACCGCAATTTGACTGAGAATGTAAATAGAAGTTTTACGCATACGACTAAGGAATTTAACAAACAAATCATAAAACCATCATTCATCTAAACACAATGGAAGCAAAAGTAAAAGACCAATTAGTAACCGAAAATTACGCGCTGTACAATTCGGATTGTATGTTAGTAATGCCAACTTTGGCAAATGAAAGCATAGACTTATCTCTATACTCTCCTCCGTTTGCTGGGCTGTATAACTACAGTTCAAGTGAGAACGATTTTAGCAACTGCGAAAACAAAGAACAATTTTTGGAGCAGTACGAATATCTGATTAAAGAAATTGCAAGGGTCACAAAAGCGGGGCGAATTACCGCGGTTCATTGTACTGATGTGTTTGATAACACTTGTAGGCTTTGGGATTTTCCACACGAAATAATCAAAATGCACGAAAAGTACGGGTTTGAATATCGTAACCGAATTACAATTTGGAAAGAGCCGTTAAAGATTAGAATGAGAACAATGGTTCAAAGCCTAATGCACAAATTTATAGTTGAAGATTCTACAAAGTGCTTTACCGCGATGCCTGACTACGTTCTAATATTCACCAAGAAAGGCGAAAACCAAGTACCCGTAACTCACAAATTTGGAATTAACCATTACGCTGGTGAAATTCCAATCCTACCAAACATTTTGAGGGCATGGAATAATGCCAACGATTCAAACTTAAACGAGGTTCAGCTTTGGGAGCATTTGAATAACTTAAACGAGGACGATAAAATTACCAAGCTGAATCACTACATATGGCAGCGTTACGCTTCGAGCGTTTGGGATGACATCCGTATAGATAACGTGTTACCATTTCGCGATTCAAAAGAAGAAGATGACGAGAAACACGTGCATCCTTTACAGCTGGATGTAATTGATAGGATTGTAGAACTATATTCAAATCCTAATGAAGTGGTATTGACCCCGTTTATGGGTGTAGGTAGCGAAGTATTTAGCCCCGTTTCAATGGGTCGTAAGGCTATCGGTATTGAGTTAAAAGATAGCTACTACAAACAGGCTATTCTAAACATGAAGGAAGCTAAGGCAAGGTTTAAGGTAGTTCAAAAGCAAGAAACTTTATTTTAGCTTTTGTATGTTTTCTAACATTTAATTAGAAACACTACCCCGATATTTGCCTAAACTTTAAACCACAAACAAAATGAATCTTTCAATCGAACAAAAGTGTGAAGCCCTAAAAAAAGCCAATGTATTTATTGGCGGGCTAAATGATGAAGGCGTGGAATACTACTACGCTAAGTTGGTTAAACAAGGTAAAATAGCGTAACCATGCCAAGCTACTATTTTGAATTAGAGAATATTGAACTGCGCGCAGATTACATGGAAGGTGTGACTGCAAGCGGTGAAGACGCAGAACCAACCGTGCACGTTATTTCAGTTAACTGGAATGGAATGGACGTGCAATCCTTAATGGTTGCATGGATTGGTAAAAGCATTAACGAGTTAGAAGAAGATATAACATCAACACTATGAAAACAAGCGAATCAATTACAAGCATAGCCGTTGCCCTACACAAATTTCACGGCCTAATGGGTAAGGTGGGCAAGGATGCTACAAACCCACATTTCAAGAACAAGTACGCTTCTTTGAGTAACATTATAGAAGCCACCACACCGCACTTAAACGCGGTCGGGCTATCGATTATCCAGTTGCCATGTGAAAGTGGATTGGAGACTATGCTATTGCATACATCGGGCGAATACATTAGCAGCGTGTCGCTCACTCCGTGTAAGGATGCAAGCAACCCGCAAGCATTGGGGTCGGCATTAACTTATGCAAGGCGTTACGCATTAGGCGCGGTATTATCTTTGAACATTGACGAGGACGATGACGCTCAAAAGGCAACGGTAGCACCAGCTGCACGTGTAACAGACCATAACGCCATTGCAGTATTGAACGCTTGCACTACGCTTGACGAATTGGGAGCGGCATGGAAATCACTAAATGCACACGAGCAACGGATACCGTCCGTTATCGCGTTAAAAGAATCACTCAAATCTAAATTTACAAACTAATAAATAACTAAAACCATGAATACGCAACGATTACTAATAACACCGATTCAGGCCGCAAATATGTTAACCCTGAACCTGCAAAACAATCGCCCTATAAATGAGCGAGTAGTGGCAAAATACGCCAATGAAATAAAAAACGGTAATTGGGTAACCGATAACGGAGAATCAATTAAGTTTGATAAAAACGGAATGATGGTAGACGGCCAGCATCGACTTAGCGCAATAATCAAAAGTAATGTTAGCGTTAATATGTGGGTGACATACGGGGTCGATTCAAGAGCCTTTATGACTATTGACGTAGGCGCATCGCGTTCAATAGGTGCAATTTTAAGCATAAGCGGAGTTGCTTGCGCTAATCAAAAGACTGGAATAATACGTTCTTTAATAAGATACAGGAATCACTCTACAAGTGAAAAGTACGCTCCACCTACGGCAACAGATGTAATGGCGTTCTACGATAAAGAAACCGATTTAATTGATTTTGTAAATTCGCAAGCTGCACAATTAACATCAAAAAGCGCAATCAGAATACCAGCATCGGTAGTAGGTGGAATGATAGCTTTTTTGTACGATAGACATCCAAGCGTTCTTGATTTTTTTGGTGAGGTTATGAGTGGCCGCGACATTACAAACAACGCGGTATATTTATTACGTGATAGGATTATCACATCTGCTACTAATAGCAAAATGACAATGCCAATAGCCGCAAAAGAGCAGTTAATTCTAAAGGCTTTTACTCACTACAAAAATAAGTACCAAGCAAAAACGCTAAAGGTCAGCACAGAAGAAAGCGTATCAAACCTTTTCAAACAAGCAATCCAATGAACAAGCCACTTTATCAAATCGAACAGGAGTATTTAGAACTTGCTACCTTATTGGAGCAAGAAGAGTTAACCCCCGAAATTGAAACCGCGCTGGCGATTAACCAAGCGGAACTACAAGGTAAGGCAGTTGCCTATGCCTATGTGATTAAGCAAGCAGAGCATGACGTGGAAGCCATTAAAACCGAAATTGCAAGGCTACAGGCGTTGGCGAAATCTGAAGAAAAGAAAGCCGACCGTTTGAAATCTGCCATCTCACAGGCAATGCAATACTTCGAAATTACGGAGGTAAAAACGCCACTAATTAAGTTATCATTCAGAACGTCTAAGCGGTGTGTAAACGATGGCGTGGCGTTCACTTTAGCCGAAAGGTTTACTACCTTAGTACCTGAAAGCCGCAAGCCTAACCTAACTGCCATCAAAGCCGCTATTGAAAGTGGTGAGGATGTACAAGGCTACAAAATCGAAACAATAAATAACCTTCAAATTAAATAATCATGACAATCACAGGCACAGTTCACTACATCGGAAAAACAGAAGTAATAAGCGACAAATTCAGCAAGCGGCTATTAGTAGTTGCAACGGAGGAAAAATTCAATAATTTGACCCCAATCGAGTTTACCAAAGAAAAGACGGGGCTACTTGACGGGCTGCAAATAGGGCAGTCGGTTAGTGTTGAAGCAAATGTTGGAGGGCGAGAATATTCGGGCAAGTATTACCCAAGCATAACGGGATGGAAGTTGACCGCTGGGCAACAAGCAATCGCACCTACTCCGCAAGTATTCGAGGAAGAAGAGAATACGACATTACCTTTCTGATGCGCACATTAGCAATCACATATTACATCTCATGCCTACTTTGCCCACTTGCTGCCTATGAGCCGCACGTGTGCAAGGAGGTGATTAAGCCAACACCAATACACGTTATGCTGTTTAGCGTGAATCAACAAAGACTATTCTATAAAGACTTGAACGAATGATAAAAGCAACATTAACCCGAACCTACACACCTACCCAAACGCTGGGCGAGTTGGTGATTGGCAATTTCAAATGCAAGACTTTAGAACTGGCTTGGAGGGATAACGCTTCAAAGATTAGCTGCATTCCAGAGGGCGTGTATCAAGTCGTTCCACGTCACTCGGCAAAGTATGGCAGACACCTACACATTACCAACGTGCCAAACCGTTCATTTGTGCTAATGCATTGGGGCAACTACGCTGGCAGTATTAACCCGAAAACTGGGCAAAGTGACATTAAAGGATGCGTGTTGGTAGGGTCTGCAATGGCCGACATCAACAAGGATGGCATACTGGACATCGTAAATTCAAAGCCTACATTTGCTGGCTTGATGCTTATGTTTCCTGACGGGTTTGAGTTGACGGTTAAGAGTTAACGCATTAGAATATGAGAATTGGCGGGAAAAAAGGTTTGTAGTACCGAGTGGAAATCTGAAACCTTGAAATACCCATTAAGCTCGACAGTAGCCACTCTTAGCCATTTCTTATATTCTTTGTTGTAAAACTTTATTTCTAAAAAGTCCATCTAATTACACAACTAAAGAAAAACACGTAATACCTTCGCAACATGAGCAACCAAGCAAAAAAAGACATACCGATTGAGGGCATATTTACATTAGCCAGCCAGCTAATTGACTTAATCAAAACAGGCATCGAAAAGCGAGGCTTACTTCGCGAACGGGTTAACCGTTTGGAGCAAGCACTTTTGAAAGCTGCGGAGTACAACCTTGTCCAAGATGAACGCATTAAAGCACTTGAAGAAAGATGAAAACCTACGCAATAGTATTGACCGATTCGCACCCGTTAATCCCGAAGAACACCAAGCTGTTAATGTTTGACACACGTGGTTTTGGTCGGCAGTTTGGAACTAAACAAAATGGCGACTACTGGAGTGAGGCCTTTATTTTAAGCAGACCAAGCCTGTTCAAAATAGTAGAAGAAAATGAGTAACTATTCGCACATCACAGATGTTCTAAAGGGCGTGGAGGTGGTTGGACGTGCCAAGCCAACACGTTACACGGCAACTCACTTTGACGGGCGCACGGTTAAGCACTCGGGTACTTTTAGGGATTTTTGCACGTTGCACCGATTTCCATATCACACGCTAAAAACACAAGGCAGCACCGCGTTCACGGTTGGTTATAACTGGGAGGGCTGGCAATTTACTAAAGAAAACTAACGAAAATGAACCCTGTATTACTCACAATCCCCGTATTTATTGCGGCCACGTTAACGCTTGCGTGTGGTATGCTTTTCGCAATTATTCACCAAAAGGATGAGAGAATAGCCGACCTTTTGGAAGATAAAGAAATTTCGCTAAAGGCAATTACAACCATGCGGAAACTTTACGAGGTTGAAGTTGAGGTATCCAAGAAACTTGAGAACGATTTGCTCGAAGCTGACAAGGAATATGAGGCGATGAGAAAACAACTTGGCTCAAAATGTGACGAATGGCAAAACAAATATCTTGACGCGCGTTTAGAGTTAGACCGTGAAAAGTTAGACCGTGACGTAGAGGTTAAGCATTTGACCGTTAAACTTAACGCGGTTCAAATCCAACTAAACCAAGCCAACGCACGAACTTTCACAGGCCGCAAGCGCAACAATAAGGGGCAATTCGTGACTGTTGCTAAAGATGTTGAGCCTTGAAAATCGCATTAAAAAATTACTATTTACCTTTGTAGGCGAATCATAAAAACGACCTAAAAATGTCATGTAACTCTTTTTGCCAAGACCAACTACCCGAACAGTTACTGAATGACTGCGGGGCAACCGTAACGGGTGGCGGTGACCAAGCTATTATCTTTGCTTGCGATGCCACCACTACCGACTTTTCAGACGAAGTAACCATTGCCGCTGATATTGCAAACGGAAAAGCTACTTTGTTCAAAGCGATTAAAGTAGGTGTTCCTGCTCAATCTGCGGTTGCTGCTGGTGCTTCTTATATCGCTGGTGCAGAGCCGAACACAACTACCTACACAATCGCGGGTACTTGGATGGATCAAAACGTAAACGAAACCAACTGCCAAAACTATGCAGACCTAAACGCTACCAACGGCACAGTAGTTGGCGCAATCCTAATAAAGCCCGTAGACGAAACCACAATAGGAATCTTGGTTCGCGGTGTGAAGGGCTTACAGTTCGTAGGTAGTTTGGTATTCCCCGACGATAATACCGATAACGCTCACTACGAATACACTTTTAATGGTAAGTTTGCAACTGGCATTAAAAGCCAAGTGCTACCAGTTGGAATCTTCGCATAGTATTTTATTAATAGCATTCGGAAAGCGGGGTTATGGGCTAATGGCTCACAACCTCGCTTTGTCGTTGAATAAGTACAGCCCGAACGTACCGATACATATTTTCATAAGCGAGGACATTAGTTTAAACCTCACACGCCCCGAACTATTCGAGTCTATAAATATCCTACCTTCAAAAGCCTACTTGAACAACGGAGGACGGATAGATCCAGCTAAGGTCAAAACTCAAATCTATTCGTTAGGGCGTTCAATTGGATTAGACAAGTTCCTGTACTTAGATGTCGATGGATTGGCTTTGTGCGACCTTACGTCCTTGCTGCATGATTTGAACGGCACAACAGTAGCTACCGAAGTGATGGGGTCGGGTGGTCGTTTTGATGAAATAGCTTACAACCTTTGGGCAAAAAGTGAGCGTACTTGGTCACACTTTGGGCTAAGTGAAACGGCTACACTTTGCGGCATTCAGTCAAGTTGGATGTACTTTGAAGCTGGGCGTGTATGCGATAAGATGCAAGAGTATTTGGACTATTACATGGAGTTAGGAATCCCACGCGATATGCTTCAATTTGATTGGGGCGGTACTGTTCCCGATGAACTGCTATATCAAGGCGTGTTTGCTAAGATGGCGATAGTGCCAAAGCGAGAAACAAGCAAGCCCGTTATTTACTTTGGCAACGCATCCAATGTCAAATCCGAAAGCGAAGTGAAAACGGGTTACTATATACTATCAATTTACGGGCAAGGGATAGGAAAAACCTTAACTTTGCAGCGTTACTTTGCGATGTACGAACGCGAATTGAAACAACTTAATGCACCTTCGCAGCTGGCAAGGATAAGACAGGACAAGCATCTGAATCGTGGAAATTAGTATCAATAAGGCATTTGCACCCGCGTTTGCTTCAAGTAAACGATACATCCACTTTTACGGAGGCCGAGCGTCAGGGAAATCGCACAATATAGCCCTTTACCTTTTGGGGCGTTGTATGCAACCCGATTACTTTAGGGGCGTTCTTATGCGTGAAATACACGGGTCAATTCGTGACAGCCAATTTAGGGAAATGAAAGACCTTATCGAAGCGCATGGATTAACGCCTATGTTTCAGGTGAACGAAACTACAATGGCTTTTAGATGTTTGCTTACGGGCAATACCATCATTTCGAGAGGTCTAAAAAAGACAAGCAAGAACGAAACTGCAAAGGTCAAATCAATTAAAGACCCCAGTGTAATTTGGTTTGAAGAAGCCGATGAAATAAGCGCGGAGGACTTTCGTAAAGCCGATATGTCAGTACGTACCACGCGGGGCAAGCTGCAAATCCTAATTAGCTACAATACCGACATCGAGGAAACGCATTGGTTAAGAACCGACTTTCACGACCAAGACCGCGATGATACTTTCTACTGCCATACGACATACGAAACCAATGCAAAGAACTTAGACAGCGCGTATATCCGAACGCTTACCACGCTGCAAACAGTAGACCCCGACTATTACCGAGTTTATGTTCTTGGACTTTGGGGCGGCAAGAAAGTAGTTGCACCTTTCGCCCATGCGTTCGACCGTTCGACACACGTTAAGCCTTGCAGCTACAGCCCGACCCGACCGCTTTACATTTCGATGGACTTTAACATCGACCCGTTCGCGTTTATCTACTATCAATTTTGGCGCGATACGGAGGGTTACCATTTGCACGTATTTGAGGAGGAAACGATATTAGGCGGCACGGTTGATGAAGCAATTAACCGAATCAAAAACAAGTACGGGCAAGCATTGCATCTGTTAACCATACAAGGCGATTACAACGGCACTAATCGCAGCATGGTATCGCCCGACAAGTTGAGCGTGTACAAAACATTGCAGAAAGGGCTACGTTTACAAGATAGGCAATTCGATTTAAGGCCAAACCCGAAACACGTTAACAGCCGAAATGATGTGAACTATTTTCTCCGAAACTTTACAGACTTCAGAATTGACCCGAAATGCTTATATTTGACCCGTGACTTTGAACGTGTTGAAATCAATCCTGATGGCAGTATTCGCAAGTCAGACCGTTCACAGGGTAACCAAAGAGCCGACCATTTAGACGCAGCGCGATACATGATTAACGGTAAAGACGTGCAAGCGTGGGCAAATATTCATAGGAAAACTAATAATGGATAAGTTACCGCATCCATCGCGTATTTTTAAGACACCTAACGACTTACTTGAAGCGTGGAAAGCGTACAAGAAAAGCCTACAATCTAAAGCGTTGGAATGGCCTAAAATTCAGTATGTCGGTAAAGATGGTACAAGAGTTGAGGACTATCCAAAGTTGCCTTTGGTAATGGATGGCTTTGAATCATTTTGTTATGATTTTTATGGATGCGTTAACCAATACTTTGATAATAAAGACGGGTATTACGATGACTTCGTTACTATCTGTTTGCATATACGTAAGGAAATAAGAGCCGACCAAATAACTGGCGGGCTATTGGGTAACTACAATGCAAGCATAACCAATAGGCTTAACAACCTAACTGAAAGCACAACAACCGAATTAACAGGCAACTTGCCTACGTCCGTAACATTTAACTTCACCGACATGAGCGGTGACAATTCAGAAGAAAATGAGCTGCTATAATTGCGGAGGTTGCTCCGAAACCGAACGAATGAACCTATGTCTAACGTCCGTTAACTTCGGTACGTTTCCAATCAACACGGCCGTAACGCTAACCTTTGAATCCCTTGCGGATGGGTCGGTAAGTAAAGCCACAGGAACAAGCACAGGCGTTGGCAACCTAACCATACTTGCAGCCGCGTTACCTTCATTCGTGGCGGGCGTACGTTACAAGGTAAGCGCATCACACACGTGGACGGGAATAACGTGCGCAATCGTGGAATTTGGATTAGTGCAAGGGGCAAGCGGGATAGTTACGGGTGCTGCAAATGTGTTGACGGTATGCAGTTAGGAATAATCATTTTAACCTCGCTCGTTTCCGTTGGCTTTCATTTGGCTACAATGGAACTAATATTTACATTCTACGGGCTGCCTGAGAACTTTTACCTATCACTAAGCAAGCTGCACCAAAAGATATCCAAGCCCCTTTGGTATTGCCCGACTTGCATGGCTTCTGTTTGGGGAACGATTGGGCATTTCTACTTAGGTGGTGAACTATACTTATGGCCTGTTACCGTTCTATCTGTTGCATTTCTAAACACACTACTTAACAAATGGGTGTCAAATTAGCCAACCTAATATTCGGGCAGCAACGTCTAAGCGATTGGCATAGGGCTAACCAAGCCACCAACGTGCGTAGTGGAATGCTTGCTGAGTTCAAAGATGACAAAGGGCGTTGGTATTACTCGTTTCGAGATGAAGGC